GTTGTTATTTGTTTTCTCTGGTGTCAATTGTCACGGTAACCATGACAGACCCACAAAAGCGGTGGCCGTGGTCATCCTCTAAATTTTCCAAAAACTTTGCAAAAGCTTTGGCCGTTGTGCCATCATTAAATTTGAACTCATGCGTTGTAACGGTGGCTAATTTGTCATTTTTGTTATATTGGTCACCTAGTACGTTAATTACTGCATTGTCTATATACATAGTTATTGCTCCTGTGTTTGTTTGTTAATTAGCAATATAAATTGCCAAGTTGCTTATGCAACAGACACCGTTTTTGTGACGGTGTTTCGACTAATAAAAGTCTCATCAGTGTTGCTATTAGTGGCCAGCTTTTGAGTAACCAGCATTTAATTTGATACGCTCAGCAAGTCTGCTATTTCGTATCTCAGCATCTTTTTTTTCTTTTAGGATGTCATTCACAGCAATTACTGCGTTGCGGTGCCCTTGCTCCATTTGTAACAATTTTTCAGCAAATTGTCTTGAATTAACTCTTTTAGACTTTGCCAGCAAGTCTCCGCCGTCAATTGCATTTAAATGGGCTCCAGTGGTATTACCCCAGATATCATTTTGAACTATAAGTCCTGTACTAATTGAATCAAAAGCAACACATGTTTGGTAACTCATATAAAAAGTAACATTTAAACTTTTAACGTAAATTGCTTTATTGTTGTCGCCTCTGGCATAATTCCAAATACTTACTGGAATTTTATTATTATATTTATTCATATTTATTGCTCCTATTTGTTTGTTTGTTATTGCGTATGCAATAGACACCGCCGTGCAGCGGTGTTTCGACCAATAAAGGTCTCATCAGTATTGCTTAAACGTCTCGATTGTAACGTTTATTTAAAATAAATAATAAACGATAATAACGTTTTAAATCACTTACACCATAACAATCACTATTAAATATACATGACTGTAATTGTTTATATTCTTTTAATATTTTTTTAAACATTGTTATTGCTCCTTTTTAGGGTCTCGCTGGGCTTGGTCTTAGTTGAACTTTAAAAGGCGGCTCAATGTAATCAATAAAAACTTTGCCATCAATTGAATAATAAACGGCTAATTGTCCAGCCTCTAAGGCGTATTTTTTTGCAATGTCAGCTATGATGGGCACCTTAGCGCCATTAATAGCTGTTTCATAGATTTTTACTGGCTCATCATAAACAACGCCGTCACTGTGCCAAACGCCTTGACCGTCTGTTATGGTACAACCTGAAAAAATTGTCACAATTTCAGTTTTAAGACGTGCATGCAATGAAGTTAAAGCAACGCCGTCATTGTTATTAACAGGCATATTTATTTTGCATATTATCATATTATAGCCATCCTTCCTTAGATGCTTTGCGTAGCATCTCTATTTTTTTGTTTTTGTCTGTTTCTTTTTGATAAGCATTAAAAAACGCTTGTTTTGCAGTATTGTCAATATATTGCTCTTTGTGTCGTTGAGCATACATATTTTGAACTGCTTTGTTCACTGTAGGCATAATATTAACTCCTATTTGTTTGTTTCGCTGTTTACTGTGTCAGCTCATCAGTCATATATTGAATATGAGACAAACGGCACCCGTAACAGCTAAAAGCCCGCTGGTGTGTTCTATGTGGGTTGTCCAGTCGCTTAAAAACTATTTAGAAGGTATTAAAACCAACTGCGGTGGCACTAAGTTTTAGTATGTGTTTAAAGTCCGTTAAAACCAACAAAAATGAGACTTAAAAGCATAATACATATTTAAAATAACAATGCAACAGTTATTATAAAGAAATAAACAATACTATTCAATAACTTATTGTCTATCTAAATAATAAAAAAACAGGCATATTCTAAGAATACACCTGTATTAAACCTATTAATAACAACACTATAAATAATATATTAATAATGAGTAATGCCTCTAATATAAACCATAGTTTATTCATGTAGTTAATACCTTTAGTTAATAGTTAATGAGTAAGTAAGTAATAGATATACCCAGATATAACCAGAGTATAACCAGAGTAATACAAGTATAATACTTATCATTAATTACTATACTATATACTTAGGTAAAGCCTGTTTATACTAATATGGGAACCTTAATCTATTTAGTGGGTATATGTTTTGTGACATACTATATGTAGTATGCCTATATATTGTGTGTGTGCTTGTTGTTATACCATATGTTGTATGTGTATGCTGTGTGTATTCTATGCGTATGCTGTGTGTATGCTAAAGGTAAAAAAACAGACAAGCTCACAAGCACGCCAAAAGATTATGACCCCTATAGCATACCAAAAGCCAGCCCCACGCCTGCCTGCGTGTCCCTTTAAGCGTCTATATGTGCCTTAAAAGTGTTTTTATGGGTACAGGCCTGTCCCTTTTGGCTGACTTTAGGTGATGCCTACGGGGGAAACCGCCTCGCCCTGTATCGATATACCCCCTTATATTTTTCTACCAAATATTTGAGTAAGGTTCCCATATTAGGGAAAAGCTGGGTTAACTATGTGTATATACTTATTCCATCACACCATTATTGTCACCTTTTAAATTGACCATAATGTTGTATAATGCCATAGCTCTATCAGGGGTTTGTAAAGACCATTTACTAGGTGTACCTTCTTTTGAACCCTTTAGCATCTCATTAGCAGCTTTTGTAGTATCACCTGCTCTAAGATGTTTAAGCATTGTAGGAAACTTAGATATTCCCTGTTCTCCTATTTGAAAAACCATTTCTGTAAGTACCCCAAATGCTTCTGGTTTAACAGTAGCCCCATTAAGAAGCCTCTTTGCTCCTTGTGAAGCTGTTAAAAACGTTTCTTTAAACTTCTCATCAACAAATGCATCGTCAACATAATCATTTTCTTTTAACTCAGAATTTTTAGGAAGTTTATATCCGATTCCAACAGTTAAATAACCCTCAGTATCTTTATAAACTTGATTCTTTTTACCCTCATGTTTCTTAATACGTTCTTTAACTTGCTCCATATGTGGGTCATTAATTATGTCTATTTTATTATTTATATCCATCTATCCTCTCTTGGTTGTCTGCCTATAGCAGATTCCATAAATCTTTCTAAATCTTGGTTTATTAAATCTTCTTTGTGCTGATTATAAGACAATGTCTGGTCTCTATCCATACGTTCTACCCAATAGTTAGCTGCAATAGCCAAAGCATCTATTTGGTCATCATGTCTTAATGCACCTTTATCTCTAGTTATTCTAGTCATTTGTCTAAATAATTGATGGTCAGGTTCTAGTTTAAAGTCTTCTTTAATAAGTAAATCATCAATAACTAATCTATGGCTATTCATAATAGGCTCTAAAGTATCAATAATACGCTTTTCTTTCTGTATATTATGTCTAACTTCTTCTATTTCACAAGGGTGAATCTTAGCCATTACAGGCTTTAATAAAGCTGTAGCCATACCATCACCAAAGTTACTCTCAATAACTACATAGTTAACTTCTTGTTCTTTAGCAATATGGGATAAACGAGACATAGTCTCATCTGAATATCCACCATCTAATGAACCTATAGCAGTCAAATATAACACACCGTGTAACATCTTTAATACACTGTAAGCTGTCTTGTCTTCACCCCTTCCAGAGGGGTCTATAGCCATCACAGAGCCCTCAAATTTTGTGAATTCAGAGCTGGTGTACATTGGAGCCACATAATAATCACCTTTAAGCCCAACGTTAGGTAAATCAGGGTTTATAGCCTTAATTTGCTCTACTCCAGATGCCCATTGTATCTTAGCTGGTGCTTCTTTCCATGTGGAGCATCCAGACATAATAATTAAATCGTTTAGCTTTAATGGGTATCTATTAGCGTCAGACATAGTAGTGTCTAACATAAACTGTAAATTAAATCCAGACTTACCGTAAGAAGATTGACGCTCTAATAAATCTATAGCATCAAACCTTTTAGGGTCTGTTGGTTGTCCTTCTTTATCTTCAATAGCAGCTATCATAGGAGCTATTTTATGACCAAAACTAATTGTTTGTGTCTTAGTTGGGTATAATGCAGTCCATATTCTAGTCTTATAACCACGTTCTTCAAGGTCATTATACAATGACATCTCTGTTTGTGGTGTTCCTAAGAAGATAATTCTGCCTATTTCAGGCTTAATAATTGCATCAAATTCTTTTACTGTCTCACTTAGTCTATCACGCATAAGCTGTGTTTGTGAGTTATTAGCAGATTCTACGTCATCTGCAATAATTAAATCAGCACGTGAACCTGTTAATTGACCTGTAATACCCATAGATTTAACAGATGGTGCATGAGATGCAGTCGCTGGGGCTACATCGAAGCTAACCTTAGAGCTTCTTTGGTTATCCCTAGGTACCAAGTGTTTTAATATTGGCATTTCACCAATAAGTCTTTGAGTAAACGTACTAAAGTCATCTGCTCTTGATTTACTAGCAGATACCACTAAAATGTTTCTTTGTGGGTTTAATAAAAGCTGGTGACAGACAAATGCTGATGTAATCCAAGATTTACCTACACCCCTAAATGCCTCTATAACTAATCTTTTTTCTTTAGATTGTAAATAATCAGCTATATCGTATTGTATCGGTGTTGGTTCTGGTAAATTTAAATGTTTCCAACAAAGATATAAAAAGTTTTTAAAGTTTTTTATTCTATTATCCATCTATATCAAATGGTACATCATCTAAGATGTTGTCAGGTTTCTTTTGTAAACTCTGAGAACTATAAGTTTTACATACATCTAAACATACTTTCATTTCTGAAGCAGTTAAATCTTGGCCTGATTTAAGCTTTGCATAAGCATGTGAAACTAATAATTCTGGTAATTCTTTAATAATCTTATCAATAGTAGATTGATTATTACACTGACACGAGGAATATTCTTTTCCACATGCACATGATTTCATTTCTACTGGTCTATTTTCCACGACCTTGTCCTCTATAGTCATTTTTATCTTTCTTCGAATGTCTTCCCTTACGATTAATTTTTTTCCTAGTTGAAAACACCTGTTTTGCTTTTTTAGCCATTGTTATTTTTTTGGTTTTTTAAGGTTACAAACATATAATTTTCTCCAAAGCTTATTTTCCCATCTACTGACAACAGTTAATAAAAACCTCAGAAAACTTCTATACATTAATTACCTCATTAGTTACATTCCCATTTGTTTAAAAGGATTATAATTATTAATATCTTTTACCTTGCTTTTACATTTGCATGAGTTTAATAAACAGCAAATGCCTACCCATAATTTATATATACAATTTTTCATTATTTTTTAAATTTATCCATTATGTTCATACCAAAAGAACCAGAAACTATAGTTAATATAATCCACCAAAATTCTGAAGGAGCTTTTGATAATAATTCCCATCCTAAAACCATAAAAGGTTGCGTGTACGGTATAAAATGGGCGCCTAATAAACCTGAGAAAAACAATGTTAACCATTCATCCTTCCAAGATTTCTCACTAGCAATAACTTGTTGTAATTGAACTGTTTTAGCAGCTTCAATTTCAGCAATTCTTTCTATTTTTTTAACTTCTAAATGATGCTGCACTGCTCCAATAGTCTTGTCAACAACAAGTTTTGCTATTGGGTTTTTAAATAGGAAGCCTAATATAGCTAGCATTTTGATATTTTGATTTTTCGCATTGTAAAGTTAATGCTATGTTTCTATTTACTAAATCGGCATGCATATATTCAATTATAATTTTACCAGATTCAAAACATTCTTTATAAGTAGAGTATGTTATTGGCATTTCACCCTTCATACACAAATTTAAATCACTAGAACCCATAGATAAAAAACATATAACAGCAGTTAATTTAAACATTACGGCAATAATATGTCTTTTATAATTATTATAAATTGCCCAAACACCATGATACCCACAGTCCAAATTACTTTACGGATGCTTGTAATATCTTTTTCAATGTGTGCTAGATGGTTTGTCTCAATAGTTTCAATTGATTGTCTTATTAATCTTATATCACCTTTTACACGTTCTACTTCAAGATTTAATTCTTGTACATTTTTCATTTTATTTTACAATAATGTCCCCCTGTTTGCTGAGAAAATTTAATTCATCATCTGTATATGGAAACATTTTAATTTGTTCCTTTTTCTATCTTTTTGTACCAACACACACATTTTTTGTTGTGAAATATAATACAAATTAATTTTTTAATTGTTTTCATAATTATGCTGTACTAGGGATTGCAACTGTTATCTCCCAATTTAAATTTGTTTCGTTCCAAGTATATCTATTGTCATCATCTGGATAAGCAACTGGTGCTTCCCATTGACAAGTAGTTTCATCTAAAGTCCATGATGCAAAAGGTTTCTTTGGAATAAAAGCATCTCTATCTTCATCATAAGTGTAACCTATTCCTGCATAATTTTTTCTAAAATTGTTATTATAAGAAGTTTGTTTCCATACAGGATAACCTGTTAATTTAGTTAAGAAATCTATTCCTATAACTTCTTGTTCAATTCCGTTTGAATCTTTGAGTTCATTATTATGAAGTGATAATACTTCTATTACCTTATTGTTTAATCCTATTTTTGCGAATGATGCCATTATGTTGTGTAACTCCCTGAAGCTGTGAATGTTAAAATTGTTTTAGTTCCTGATGTAGTAACTGTTGGAGAGCCTGTGCTTGTTCCTGAATATCTTGATGTTGGAAGGCTTAATATAACAACACCACTTCCACCATTTCCACCAGTAGTATAACCAGTTCCTCCACCTCCTCCTCCAGTATTAACTGTACCTGATGTTCCTGTTCCTATTTTAATTCCAGCACCTCCTCCGCCTAGACCACCAGTTCCACCAGTTCCACTTCCAGCACCTTGAGCACCTCCTCCACCGCCTCCTGCGTAGTAAGTTAAAGTTCCTGTAATTGAAGAAGTTGTACCATTTCCTCCTGCACCACCATTATTACCAGCAGTAGGGTCGCCACCAGTCACTCCTGAAGCACCACCGCC